GGCAGGCGACTGTGCTTGTATATTCCCTAACACGTGGACACCTATTCCGCCATACGATCCTAACTTCAAACAAGAAGCTGATGTTGTACTAAAGAATGATGTAATGTTGCATACATTTTTACCGCATATGCATTTCCGCGGTAAAGCAATGAGAGCAACAGCATATTATCCAGACGGTGAAGTAGAAGAACTTATTGATATTCCACGTTATGAATATGCTTGGCAACTTTCGTACACTTGGCGTGAACCTAAGTTTCTACCACAAGGTACGAGGTTACACGTAGAAGGATGGTTTGATAACTCAGCGGACAATCCAATGAATCCTGACCCAAGCAGAGAAGTACCTTGGGGACAGATGAGCGAGGATGAAATGTTCTTTGGAGCATTTACTTGGAAAAACCTATAATTTACTTATAGGTATATCTGAACTGGCGTGGAGATTCCAAACTTGTTTGCGTTCCACGCCTTTCTTTTGAGCAAACACTTTAGCATCACAGTTTGAACATACGTGAAAATAGTTGTTGTTTAGACGCTTAGGATCCATGCTGCCTCTTGCACGTTCAAACTCTTCATCACAACTGTCGCAACGAAACACACACATAGTCAATTCACGCTTGTAGGTGTGTTCTTTGCCCGTTTTACTAGTTCTAACGTGCCGCGTTTGTTTTTTATATTCTTTTATGAACATAATTATATTTACATTAAGATTATAAAATTATATCATAAATAGTATTAAGAAAGGAAAAAACATGAGTATCTGTACACTTACTGATGCTGCAAAAGCACAAATTGATTTACTATGTGAGGAAAATTCGTGTTATGCAATTAGTTTAAACATCAAAGGCGGAGGTTGTGCAGGTTTTGAGTATGAATGGGGAATGATGCAGTCCCCTGAAGAGCTTGAAGAAGGCGACGAAGTTATTAAAACTGACAACAATTGCAGTTTTGTAATAGGCAAACACTCACTTATGTTTTTGATAGGAACAACAGTTGACTATACACGCAGTTTAGTAGGTTCAACTTTTGAAATAAAAAATCCTAATGCCCAATCGTCGTGCGGTTGTGGTGTTAGTGTAAACTTTGATATGGATAGTATTCCACAAATTTAACGGAGCAAATTAAATGGCAAGACAACAGGTTGATATTGGCGTAGAAGGTAATGACGGCACAGGCGATAGTATTCGCGAATCGTTTCGTAAAGTAAATGAAAACTTCCAAGAACTATACGCTGTATTTGGTATAGGTGGACAAATATCGTTTACAGACCTAAGTGATACTCCTAACAATTATGAAGGCAATGAAAATAAAATTCCTGTTGTACGTTCAGACGGCAGTGGACTAAACTTATTAGAATTTGCTTCTGATAATGCTTTAGACGGATCTAACGATACTATCGGATTTGATTTTTCGATTGACGGAAAATTAATTGTAAAACAATTAGTATCTAAACTGTCAAATGACCCAGAACCTACTCTAAGTGGACCTTTAGATGCAGCAACTCAACCTATTGCAAACGTTACTGTTTCCCAAGACGCAATTAACCTTTTTAACGATGTACACGGAACAAATTTAGATATTGGTGCATTAGTAATTAATAAAAACTATGCTGACAGAAACTATCAAGAAAAGGCAGTTGCAGGCGGTGGCTTAAGAGTTGGTGACGAACCTGCTAGTACTGATATCTATACAATAACAGCTGACGGACTTACAGCAGGTTATTTTAGAGCAAATAGTCATGGACTATCAGAAGCTTACACAGGTGCTCCTTTTATTTTTAACAGCACAGGAGACGATCCTTTTGGTGTTGTGACCGGAACAACATATTATATAGGTATTGCTAATGATAACGATATAGGGTTATTTGCTACAGAAGATGACGCTATTGCTGGTAATAATAGAATATTATTAAGTGGCGGTTCAGGAGTATTTACTTTACTCGATGCTGCTTATGACGATAGTTTAGAAGGTAATTGGTTATCTAATGTAGCGTTACCGCGTAAGAGTATTGTTCGTCGTCAAGGCGATACAATGACAGGACCGTTAAATTTATATGATCATCCTGGCGAATTAATTGGTACAGGTTTACCATTTGGTCCAGATGACCTGCAGGCAGCAACAAAACTTTATGTTGATAATGCCGCAGCATCTAGTAAAGTTAACATTTATGTTAGTGCTGCATCAGGAGACGACAGACAAACTTATACTCCAGTAGGAAAAGAAGGCAGAAATCCTGCGTATGCATATAAAACAATAAATGCTGCTGCACAAAAAGCAGAAGAAATAATGTTGTCTGCTCCAAAAGAACCAGGTCCTTATATGCAGACTATGACATATAATACTGGCGAAAATGAAGGATCTATTGTTACTGCAGGTATAACAAGTCCTATTTCGGGAAGATCAAATGCAAGAACTCTTATAGTTGAAAATAAAGAGTTTGTTGCAAAAGAAGTCACAGGTTATATAGATGCACTATACCCTTCTTTTGCAGATAATTATGACAAAGAAATATGTCAGCGAGATGTACAATTAATACTAGATAGTGTTAGTCTTGATGCATTGCTAGGAAATAACGCTAACTATCTATCCCGCTATGCAGGTTTAAGATATTATTCAAATGTAAGCGCACAAAAAGCAATCGGTTCACAAAAAGCATACACTGTTGCTGGCATAGAATATGCTAAAGTACTAGTTAGAGATTATATTCTCACTAACACTGCTGTTCCAACAACTTATCAAGATAGAGTAGAACAATTTATAGATGTTGCTGTTATACCTGACAGTTTAGCAGACGAATCTATTGCAGCTAAGTTTGATATTATTTTAGAAGTTATTGAAAACGGCGTACTAGATGCTCCTCAAATTGTTGACGGCACTACAAATTACAAAATTAACATCAGTAACGGTAACTTTGGATTTATAGATCAAGCTAATCCAGGAAATACAGATATTATTCCAGGTAAAGTAGTACGAGGTAAAAATTCAGGTGCTATTGGTAGAATAATCGACTATAAGTATGAAGCAGGAACAAGACCGGTTAGTGTAATTGAGACTGACGAAATTGAAATACAACTGCTGAAACCTATTGAATTTGAAGAAGGCGAGCCTTTAGAATATGGTAATATTGTCAATGAAACTCAAGTCACTATTAGAGTTGAATCTGGTATATACGAAGAAGATTTTCCCATACGTGTTCCGCCAAACGTTTCTATCAAAGGTGACGAATTTAGAAGAACTATAATACGTCCAAAAGACCGCATATCGCAATCACGATATGCAAGTCTTTTCTTTTATAGAGATGCAGTATTTGATGGTCTTGTATTAGGTAAATCAAGTATTGAAACTATAGACTTTACTGCTAGTGCAGATGCACTAAGACCAGCAGGTACTTACACTGTAACCGATGTAGACTATTCTACAAACAAATTAGGCAGCGATGCAATATTTGAAATTACAGTAGATGGAACAGGGGCTGTTACAGATGTAACAGTAACTAATGCTGGTAAAGATTTTCAAGCAAATGAAATTGTTTCAGTACAAGATGCTGCTTTAGGTAACAATGGCGCAGCAGCATACAGCTTTACAGTAGTAACAGTTCCAAATGGTGTACAATATACTAATCCTATTTCAGACGAAGTAGACGGTTATTTTGGTAATCATTATCTATTAAAGCCTAATAAACTTAAAAACGTAGGTGCTGGTTACGAAAACGTTGGCGATTGGGAAACGGCAGCACTAGCGTTAATTGACAACAGAGAGTTTATTCAAGAACAAGTTGTAAACTACATAGAAACAACCTATCCGGCACTAATCGGCTTATATTCAAGAACAAAATGTTCTAGAGACACAGGCTTAATTGTAGATGCTTTAGTGAATGACTTGCGTAATGGTGGCAACGAATTTTCTTTAGAAGCACAAGGTGAGTATTATGTAGGTGCATTACCGGTAGATGGAAGCCAAACAGAAGAAACAATAGATGGCATCCGTCATATATTTACCCTTGCAGACGATATTATTAGAGGTGTAGAACCAACTACACTATATGGCCCGAGTGGATCAGCGCCAAATCCTGGTGTTAACTTAGATTATGCATATGATGGATTTAACGGCGACGGCGATCCAGCAGAATGGACTGCTTCTACACTATATAGATTAGGTAACGTAGTAAAATATTTTATTGGAGGTGAAGATCGTTATTATACTCCAACAACAGAACACACATCGGGTAATACATTTAATGCAGTTGAAATAGCTAATTTTTGGAGACAAATAGACGGACCACAAAATGTTGTATATAACTTGATTGAAACAGTTGTATTTGCATTTAATGATGATTATAATCCGCCATTAAGAAACACAGAAATGGATGTGTTCCTAATGAATGATGCTACTATTCTACGTAACATTACTGGACAAGGACACGGCGGTTTCCAGATGGTACTTGATCCTGAAGGGCAAGTACTTACTAAATCACCTTATTGTCAAACTGGTACAGGTTTTGCCGCAAGTATTAACAAACAAGCATTCCGAGGAGGATTATTTGTTGATGCATTCGTAGGTAACTCAGCAGTTCAAGTTGTTGAAAGAGTAGACGGTGATGCATTTAGATTAAGCATACAGAGTTTAGGTAGTGCATTAGAACCACAAGGATTATTTGTTAGAAGACCAGAAACTCCAAGTGTATTTTATATTGATGGTAGACGCTTCCAGATTAACGCAGTCACACAGTACGATAAAGAACTAGGAACAGCAGAACTAATATTGTCACCGGGCTCAAATGACGGTCAAGGATTTGCAGGACTAACTAGTGAATTATCTACAGGAGTAGATCTCGACGATTTAAGTTCGCCTATTCCAATTACATTGCAAACAGCTGGTAACAGAAGTATGCTAGGTAACGACTTTACTCAAATTAATGATAAAGGTTATGGTCTAGTTTGTGTAAACGGTGCGCTATCAGAAATGGTTAGTATGTTTACGTACTATTGTTGGACCAGTTACTATGCTAAAAATGGATCAGAGATTAGATCGCTAACAGGCTCAAGCTGTTATGGTGAATACGGTCTAGTTGCTGAAGGATCAGATCCAAACGAAATTCCAGACAGTATTGCACTTGCACAAGACATGGTTGAAAGTGCAAAAACATTTAGTGCTAACGTAATTTTAGAACTTGCAGGTCCGATTATACTAGAAGAAGGCGAAATAATAACACAAAACATAACAAATGCTACAGGTACTGTATCTAAAGATACGAGTCAACTAGGAGATAGCGTAGCTGTTCCTATCGGAGAATCAGTAATATATTTAAAAGATACTTCAGGTGCTTTTGATACAACAAACGAACTAGTAGTTACTGGCCCAATTACAGGAGATTCTACTGCAATAGCATTAGGCTCGGATAGCATACCTATAAGAGTAGATAGCACAGGTTATGCTAACGAAAAATTAAATCTATTCTTATATGCTTATGACTTTAAAGAACTTCCTAGCAATAGATCAGAATTTGATATATATCACCCTGATCGTCCTGCTTTTGCACGTTATGAAGTTGCAAATGTTGCACCAACAGCCGCTCATATAGGAAGAATAAGATATTTAGGCGGTGATATTCCATTTAAGAACGAAGTTTTAGATAACGGTTTAGCAGCAGGTGTTACATTTACTTTATACAAAACTATTAGAGATGGTTACAGTATAGAGATAAACAATCCTGGCAGTAATTATACAGTTGGCGACACTATGGAAGTTGACGGATTGTATTTAGGCGGCGGCACAATTGAAAATGATGCATTTATTACAATTACTGAAGTTGATGGCGGATCTGTAACAGGCGCAACAATAACAGGATCTCCGTTTGTAGATTCTAATAGCCCAATGTATAGTGGTAAAGTTTACAAACTAAATTTCTCAACTAGTGACTCACAGTTTAGTACAGATGGGTTATTAGAGGATGTAGGATTTGGTGATAGAATTAACTATAGAAGAAACCAAACTCATACTATTTCAGACTTTGCAAGACCAGATATTCTTACAATTCGTCCAAGTACTGCTGTTATCTTTAACGAAAATCCAGACTTTGTTTATAGAAGTATTAGTTTCTTAACATCAGATAGTCTAGGCAATGAATTAGAAAATGATCAATTACAATCAGGTTTTGATAGTTCATATGATTATATTAGATTGATTATAGATAGTGCAAAAGCCCAAGAAATTCCTTTAGCAGGATTAGGAACAACCAAAGGCGGCACAATTGGAGACAGAGTTCTTGCAGTACAACCAACACTAGATGATAATGAAATTTCTAGATTGAATAATAATGCTAGAACTCCTGAAGCTAATAGACCGATTGGTTGGACAGTGGAAAACTTACAAGAAGCTCCTATATTTACATGGAGTGGTAAAAAGTTTTATGTGTATAATGCAAGAGGAGTAGATGGAACTAATACAGAAGTTCCGTTAGCCGAAGACAATGAATATGTAATTGTCGACATTGAAGTAATCGACAGTATTAATTTAGAAGATTATTCTAATCCAGGCGGATTAGAAGAGGGGTTAGGCTCTCCTGTTGTATTAGGGTCAGAAACTGTAACAATTAGAGCAGGTCTAAAAGCTGGTGCTGAAGGAACAGTAACAGTTAATATTTCAACTTGTCGTGCTACATCACATGACTTCTTAGATGTTGGATCGGGCGGGTTTAATGAATCCAATTATCCTACAGTTATTTTTGGTGAACCAGCCTCAAAAGATCAAGCAAAAGAAGTTGACGAACGTGGTAAAGGTCGTGTGTTCTATGTAAGTACAGACCAAAACGGTATCTTTAGAGTTGGTAGATTCTTTAGCGTTGACCAAGGTACTGGTACAGTTACATTTAGTGCGTCACTTGCACTTTCAGATGTTGATGGACTAGGTTTTAAACGTGGTGTTGTTATTACTGAATTCTCAACAGATACAGCAATGACAGATAATGCATCAGATACTGTTCCGACAGAACTTGCTGTACGTGGTTATGTTAACAGAAGACTAGGTTACGATGTAAACGGTACTCCTGTTTCAAACAAATTAGGTCCAGGTGTACTTGCTCCTAACGGTGCTGTTCCAATGACAGACGATTTAAACGCAGCAGGTAACACAATTACAAACCTAAAAGCACCTAATTCTGAATCAGATGCTGCAACTAAAAAATATGTTGATGACGGTCGTGGTTTAAGTGACGAAATTAAAGATCTAAGAAGTTTACAATATCAAAGCTTTGGTGCTAACCAATTATTAGTATCAACAGAGTATAAAAAAATCTATGTATTATTAAGCAGCATAGTAAGTGGACCCTTTGAACGAGGAGATACAATTACAGGTAGTGTTACAGGTGCTACAGGAACAATCGTAGATGTACAAAATGTAGAAGGATATGAAGGTGATTTAATTGAAATAACATTTACACCTCTTACCGGTACATTTAGTGACGGTAAACCGATTGGAAGTTCGCCTGATCCTGATGTACTATTAGTATCAGGAGGTGCTGAAGGTTTAGTAGTAGACGGACCTGTTGACGAATGGGTAAACGGTGTTGAAAGTCCGGCTAGTGATATAGAACTGTTAACAAATAAAGAAGTTACTATAGACGGATTTGGAGTTGTAACAGATAGATATACAACTCTAAATTTCCAATTAAAACCAAACTCTATTGTAAATGACGATGTAAATGGTGTAGCAAATATTTCTCAAAGTAAACTTAACTTGAATAGTGCAACTACAAGAGGAAGTGCTACAGGCATTACACAAAATGATTTAGGTGTTGTTGCATTTGATGAAAGAATATTTACAACTACTGATGGTTGGGTAAGCATAGACAACGGCCAGCTACATTAGAAAAAATACAAAGAATAAATGACGGTACTGTGTTAGGAAACTGGAGTGGTGATAGTTCAGATAATGACATAGATCAAATTCCATTTAGCACAGTTATTTCAGAAGGCGGTGGCCTAGGAGATGCGGACTTTATAACTGAATTAACAACACTAGATGATCCAGGCGAGGCATTAATTAAAACTGGTGAAGGTACTTATGGTATTTCGAATGTAAGTGTTTCAGGTGAAGTTAACAGCATTGTTAAAACAGATGCAGATGGCAGTATACAAGTTAACTCACTTATACTAGGTGGTAATGCAAGTTACGAAGTACTATCGCTAGATGGTACAACTGTAATTTTCAAAACTCCTTCGCAAGGTGAAATACTAAGAGCTGCTGGCGGTTCTCCTGCTGTAGGTGCACCTGCTGATCCTGGATATGTAGCTCCTACATTTCCTGATTTAGAAATTTCAGGAAGTGTTAATATTGGTGCAACAGGTGTAGCAGAAAGTACACTACAAGGTTTGTCAAACTTTAATGGCGAAAGCAATTTAGGTGTAGATTGGATTTATTCTAGTTTTATCGAAGCACCAGGCGAAAAAGGCGCAGCATCAACAGGTATAGGTATTGGTGCTAATACTGGTAAATCACTTGTAGGTGAAATTGCAATAATTACTGCTGATAGTGCTACAAGTTCAAGTGTATCTCCGATGACATTTAGTTCGTCAGGTGCATTACCTGATACAGATAATACCTATGATATTGGTAGTTCATCACTAAAATATGCAAACGTATATGCAACAACATTCCATGGTACTGCTACTGAAGCATATTATGCTGACTTGGCAGAAAACTACTTAGGTGATGCTGATTACGAACCAGGAACAGTGCTAGTGTTTGGTGGTGATGCAGAAGTTACTGTATGTACTGCTAAAGGACAAACAAGTGTAGCAGGTGTTGTTACAACTAACCCAGCACACTTGATGAACAGTGCATTGGAAGGTGATCACGTTGTAGGACTAGCACTACAAGGTAGAGTACCATGTAAAGTTATTGGCACTGTAAAGAAAGGCGACATGCTGGTTACAAGTGCAGTACCAGGTTATGCAATAGTGAATAACTCCCCAGGCGTTGGAACTGTTATCGGTAAAGCAATAAGCGAAAAAACTGATCAGGATAGAGGAATTGTTGAAGTGGTTGTAGGGAAGCACTAATGGAAAATAAAAACATAGATAAATTGATTCAAAAAGGAGCAAAAGCTTCTGTAGACAATAAAAACCCGCAGCCAAGACGTGTTGTTGCAACTGCTGGAAAATTAAGAGTACAACTTGGAGCACCAAATGGCAAAACAAATAATTGATTTAGGAACAAGTCCAAATAAGGGCGACGGAGATCCGCTACGCACAGCATTCGACAAAGTCAACGATAACTTTGATGAATTATATCTTGCTTTAGGAAATCCTTCCGGAGCAACAACAGATGTTTTGCCAAACACTAACGGTACTATAAATTTAGGTAGTGCAGATAAAGCGTGGGCAGACTTACATGTTGCAGACTTTATCTACTTAAATGGTGCTAGAATCGAAGTTACAGCAGGAGGCGCATTACTTGTAAATGGTGGCGCACCTGCAGAAGTACAAGATACTGTAGGCAGTGTATTTGGCGACGATTCAACACTACTTGTAGATGGTGTTAATTCGCAAATTGTTGGAGATTATTACGGAACACTCAGAAACCAAAATTGGATGGCAGCATATGATGGATTTCTAACTATTGCAAATGGTGGCTCTACTGGTCCAGGACCTATTCAAATTGTAGCATCAGCAAATTTAGATCTTTCTGCAGGCGCGGGACAAGTAATTAATGCAAATAGAAATATTGTAGCAGCAGAAGGTGTAACTGGCGATGTAACTGGTAACGTTTCGGGTAATATTACAGGTGATGTCAAAGGTAGCGTGTTTGGCGACGATAGTACACTATTAGTTGACGCAGTAAATAGCGTTATACCTAAAGCAGTAGTAGAAGATAGTGCAAATTGGGACACAGCGTACAGCTGGGGAGACCATAGTGTTGCAGGTTACTTAACTACATTTACAGAAACAGATCCTATAGTAGGTGCTGTCAACGGTATTGTAAAAGCAGACGGCGCAGGCAATATTACAGCAGCAGTTGCAGGAACTGATTATATTGTTTCTGAAACAATTGACTTGGCAACACTTAAAACAGAAGTAGCAGCAAGTGTAGATTTTACAGACTTCCAAACTAGGATAGCGGCGCTTTAAGCAGATACGATAAATATATTAAATAACAGGATTTATAAGAATGGCAAATAGATTTCCACTAATACTAGACACAACAGATGGTAATAAAATTAAAGAATTGCCAGACGGAGATAATCTTGATTTAACTAACAGTAGCATAACAAGTGTTAACGATATTACATCAGCTGGTACAATAAGCACACAAGAACTTCTTGTTAGAGGTAATACTGTTGCTCCTGTTGAATTTTCTGATCTAGTAGACACTCCAGACAATTTTACAGGCTCTGCAAATTATTTTGTAAAAGTTAATGCGGCAGGCACCGGCATAGAATTTAGACCGTTGAGCGATATTGGTAATATCGATGTTGAAGGTATTAATATAAGTGGTGATATTATTCCTACTGATAACGGATCGCAAAATATAGGAAGTGACGATTTTAAATTTAATAAA